GCACCCTTAAGAGTTATACCTCCCCCAGAGGCAGCAGCATCAGTTGTAGATCCCTTAGCAATAACAATGTTCTTGTCCTCCACCTCAAGTGTGGCAGTGTTCAAAATCGTCTGAGTGCCGTTGACTGTTAGCGTCCCACTCAGTGTGAGGTCAGCACCAGTTGCACCTGCTGCAAGAGCACTAGCAGTGGTTGCAGTACCAACATTGGTTGCTCCTGTTTCTATGTTATTGACATCTCCAGCAAGAGCATTAATCTCTAATCTCTGCTGTTCTATTGTGAATGATGTTGCTACGTTTCTTAATGGCATTATGGGGATCCTCTTAGTATGATGCTACAGCCCGTAGATCTTGGATCTTCGGTACAAATGCAGGGTTTGATGACTTCATTACGACCTTGATTGCAAATGATGAGAACTCAGGAAGATCTTCAACACTATAACTCAACTCTTGATATGAAGATTGCTTCTCAGTAATTCCACTAATAGAATTCTCAGCAGTTGCAATCACATCAACATCTGGTAATCCATTACCATTAAAACTTATCCATTCAATATCATCAAAGTTTTCCTGAGAGGAAGATTTCTTGATCCTATATAGAACTTCAATATTTTTAATTTCTGTTGTATTAGCAGTCAATTTAACATCAATGGATGTTCCAGGATTATCAATTGATACTTCTTTAGTTACATATTTAGCAAGACTTGAACTATTCTTAGATTGATTATCAGAAGTAAATTCAACTCCATCTGTATATGATATTTTAGAAATTTCTAACCATCCATATTCATCAGCAGGTTGATTTGTATATGATATAATATCGTTCACACGGAAAACATCATTTGCCATATCAGAAACACTTTGTGTTCTAGCAAGTGCTCCTGCTTGCCAAGGACTTGTATAATCATCATTAATTGGATTCTTATCATTAACTAATTCTAATACCTTAGTAATAGGATTCCATAATATTACTCTGCCAGATATTTTACCAGTGTATAATTCTGCTAATTTGTTATTAGTTTCATTTCTAAATGGATTCCTCGCAGTAATATATGTTGCTGGTGAAGTAGTCCAAGGAATGTCTATGTCCTTTTTATCTACTGGTGTTGATCCACTAGTACTAATACTAACATCTCCAGCAAATGTTTTTTCAAATGTTAATTTCTCACCTGCTGTAAATACAGAAACTGTTTTTAATTTAACCCATACAGTTGCATCATTTACTTTAACAATTTCACCTGAAGCACTGCTTGTTTGACCTGTTACTGTTGTGTAAGGATCAATTGATTCTCCACCAGCAATATCAATACCACTAGTTGAGAATTGGTATATATCATAGAATTCAATTAACTGATTCCTACGTCCAAAACGATTCTCCTGTCCTTTAGCATTTTCAATTCTATTTGATACAAGTTTAAGAGAAGATCTAGAAAGATCAATAAATGGAGATAGGTGAGAAACATCACTTTTCAATGTTAACTTATACTCTAAGGATCTATCAATATTATTAACTGTTTGATTTATCTTTGATGCAATAATCTTTTGATTAATAAAGAAGAAATCTTCATTTAAGAAAGTTTTTTCATAATTATTTGTTTGATCATATGAAGTAAACGTTCCTATATTATCATCTATAGGAGCAATTGGTGTTGTCTTAATTTCAGTTTCAATACTAGTATCACTGAATGAAAGGTTAGGAACAACTGCATGTAACTTCTCAAACTTTTTATTATATGATGCTAGTACATTTGTACCACCACCAATAGCATTTGATGTTGCTCTTGAAGTTGTTGTTATGTTGTAATGATCAGTACCAACATTTGATACCTTATATAATTCAGTGTTTAATTTAGATGATGTTAATCCACCAACATCTACTATTCCTTTAAAGAATACATGTGAATTAATATCTTCAAATCCATTATTAGGATGATTTACTTTAACTATTATATTATTATTTCTGAATAGTGCTGATGTAGAACCTGCATCAGAACTTGAATCAGTTTCAATTGGATCTACGTCAAGTAATTCATATCCAAGATCTTCATTTGTAAGGAGAAGTTCTGCTGATCTGCTAATATTAAATTCAGCACGATGTAGACTAAACTTAACATCTTCAAATAAATCTTCTGTCCAAGCATTAGTATTCTGAGACTTGAATAGAGAACCTAAAGAAGGTTGTGTAGTTACTATAGTACTTGTGGCAATTTCAGTCTCACCTAATTTAGATGCCCATATATCATATTCAACAGAATCTGTTTCTATAGCAAGTGCATATTCAGTATCATTCTGTAGATATACAGGATAATTAAATTTAAACTGAGTTGGAGTTGTTGATGCAGTTGTTCCTGCTTCATCAATTGCAATACCCATACGAACTGCTGGAGAATCAATAGTAATAAATGATTCAATTTCAGCACCAGCATTACCAGTACCTGTTCCACGTATAACAACAGCAGGTGGTTCTGTATATTCTGAACCAGAAAGAACTAACTCAGAATGATAAACTTTTTTACCAGAAACTCTTACTGTAGCAGTAGCATTACCACCACCAGGTAGTTGTGGACTCTCAATAGTTACAACTGCTGAATCGTAATCATATCCAGTATTTTTAATATTAAGATTTGTTACTCTACCAGAATCCTTAACAATCTTGAGTGATTGTGTAGTGTTATTTGTATTATTATATTGTGTTATTGATGCAATAGAAAGTATTTCATCTTGAATAAAACTAGTTCCATTATGATTGTTTAATACTAAAGTATAAACCTGATCATTATTTAATGTTATCTGTCCTGTTGAAGTTGAAGCAACTTCAATTCCATTTCTATCAATAACACGTGATATAGGACCAGAAGCATTTGAATTTGTTCCAGTTGCCTTTTCTGTCTTAGTAATAACAAGTGTATCACTAGCAACTACTCGTAAATAAGTATCAGGAGAAACAACAGTTTGGGTTCCTGGAATAATGTTCTTGCCAGGTTTACTATTTTGTACATCAGTAAGATATACTCTAATAGGGATAGTATTACTCTTTTGTGCAAAGAATAAGTCAATACCTGTTGTAAATACTCCTCCATCAAATCCCTCAACAGTAAATGTTTGAGCAAGTGGATTTGGTCTAATTGGATTTGCTGTATTACTATCTGTTAACTGAGTACCTTCATTTGCTTTGAAGTATGCTGGAGTTGTAGATATAATAGAAGATGGATTTTCTGGTAATGTACCAGTAGCATAATACTGAACTTCAGCATATGTATCTACAGTGTCTTTATTAGCATCAGTAGAACTTGATGTAAACCTAATTGTTTTAACACCAGAAGTAAACTTAACTTCATCTGCATCATTATCATAAAGTACAGTATCAACATTACCAGTCCATGTACTATTTTCTCTTGGTGGTTTTCCACAAGGTATTAATATTATTCCACTAGCACTACCATTTGAATCTGTAACAATAGAACTGTTAAATGTTGACAATGAATTGGCAGCAACACCAGTATACCTAAAGTCAGGATTGACCCAACGAGAAATATCCTGTCCTTCCATAAAGACACTGATATTTGTATTAGGTTTCAAACGATTTATTACAAATTTAACTGGAATACTTCTAGCAAAGAATGATAGTGAAGTAGCAACAACACTAGAACCAATACCTTTAGTTACTAATCCTTTACCAATCTCGTTATTTTCAGGACTGATATTTGATGAACTACCAACAGATGCTTCTGTAACAGAAGAATCTGATACATCACTATTAACATCTGCAAATGATCCTATATTAAAGAATGCTCTATTAGCACCAAGCCAATTTATCTTATAAGAATTATATAAACTTGAGAATGCATCTCTCACTTTATTCTTAGCAATAAAGATAGAATATAAATTTGTATTATTATCTTTTATTAATGGAGTAGTTGATCTGTCATACCAAGAATCTGCAACTGGACCAATAAATGAATCACCAACATATTGAAGAACAACAAATGGGTTTGGATTAATAGTCTTAGTAGCAAATGAATTGCCAAGTAATTCTAATTCTGAATATGGTAAAGTAACACGATCTCCATTATTAACATAACCAGAAGTAACTCTTTGATCTTCTCTTGTATTTACTTCTTTCAATCCTAAAGATTCCTCATTAGATTGAGGTCTCATAACAGACTGCTGTGTATCAATAGAACAATTATAATCAAGTGAACTAAGAGATCCAATCTTATGAGTCTCAAAATTGTCCACAATGAAACCACTCTTGAATCTATTGATGCCATTACTATTAGTAATGTGCATATTCAATGCTTGTTGTTCAAGAATGCTTAACGTTGTGTAATATTCTAGTCTCTCAATACGTTTCTCCAACTTACCAATGTCACGCATTGTATAACGCTTATTGTCAACTGGAACAATTCTTACATCCTTACTACTATATGTGTACGCAGGAACGTACATATAGTATAATGTGATTGCATCACTAATAGGATCAGGTTTTGATGGGTTAAGAGAAGAATTGCCTTTTTTGACAATAAATTTCCCTTTCTTGTTTAAAGATAAAGAATCAATTCTGTTAAGGAATTGTGTCTGTGTAAAGGAGAATGTATATTCTAAATTTGAATCTGGAGCTGGTGTACTAGTAACTACACCACCTGCACCTGTAAATGATCTAGTGTTTGATGAAGATAAAAGAGCATTATTATTGAAACCAGAAGTAATACAATCATTATCAACCTTTGGTCTAAAATCAAGAACATCAGACAATGATACTTTACCTAAAGCTGGCGAGTTGAATGATGGGACATCTTCAGATCCAACACCTGCTTCGTGTAAATATGAATCAACAGTACAGAAATCACCTTGAGTATGTTCAAAGTAATCAAATGCTACAAGAAGTTGACCTACTGGAGATTCAGCTCCTGGTTTTAAAATAATTCTAGAAATATCATATACTGTATCTCGTTGACCATCATCAAAAGTAAACTTATCAGTAACATCTGTTCCATTGATAATATTACCGTTTATATCAACACTAGGTGCTGCTGAAATAGTACCTTCATAAACATATCTCAATTTATATGCATCAGCATAACTGAATACATCAGTAGTATCTTGATCATAATCCTTTCCACGGAAAGGAGTAACCTTATCTCCAACAGAATCAATAACAATTCTTTTATTCGTAACAGCAGTCTTAAGTCTTGGTTTTGCTTTAGTAACTTCTAAAGTAGCAGTTACTTTAAGAGTTGGGAACTTAGTATAAGTATTTGGTTCTGCTCCAAAGAAATTACTTGGTAAATTTAAAGTAACACTACCTGCTTGCAATCCACTAGCAGAATCAACAGAAGAAGCAATAGATACTTGATCCTGTCTTATATACAGAACATCTCCATCTTCAACTAAAGATGTTCCTGATGTAATTCCTTTGTTAAGAACTGTTACAAGGAAGTTACTTTCACTAAATGAAACAAATCTCTGTGTTCCATATGGTAAGTCTGCAACAAAAGTAATACCTCCACCAGTACCAGCAGCACCAGCAGCAGTAAAGTCTTTTCTCAAGTAATAAGTTATCTTAGAATCTTCACTACCTGCAACAACTGAACTTACTTGCTTAGTACCTGTTTTGTATAGGAGAGTTCCTTTATTAAAGTTTTTAATTGAAGGACGTATTCTAACAACACTAGCATTAGTTAAACCAGATGGTAATGATCTATCAAGATAAATTCTTGATTTGAATATACCCTGTGGTTTTGTTGCTTGTTGAACTACTGCACGAAGGGTTCTATCTTCAGTATCAGTAAATTGTATAAGATCTCCTTGTTGTAAAAATTTAGTAGCATCTCCACCAAATCCATTACATTCAATATACTTTCTTCCTTGATCACCACTAAAGGTAGAGCTAGTAATAGAAGTAACTTCTGAATATACTTCCTTATTTACTTCAATATCTGAAGTGAATAGATTTTCATTACCAGAACTATACTTACAGAAGAATGACTTAACATTTTGAGGTGTATATGTTGTTACTGAATTTCTAACAAGGATAGGATTAATAATAGCAGCAGTTGGAGTACCACCTGAAGATACACCAAGAACTAGTGGTGGTTTTGAATATTCTACCTTGAAAGATTCTCTATCTTCAATATTAACTTTATAAATTCCACCACCACTAATACCAACACTAACTTTATCCGAACCGTAATCTATACCATCTATACTAATAGTACTTCCAGTAGCATAATTACCACCACGGTTAGTAACAATAAAATGAGAGATAGTATTGTCTTTAGCAATTCTCTTAGTATTATTTTTTTCGTCTCTAATTGCTTCACCAGATTTGAAATTGCCAAATATGGTTTTAACCATCAAAACATTACTAGTACTATATTTACCAGCTGGATATGCTTCTCCCTCTACAACACCATAAGCACCACTCTCAAGACCATAAACGTACATACCAGGTGTGAATGTAGTTTGATCTGTATTTGGTTCTTCTAAAAGAATTTTAGTAAAAAATTGAGGGTCAAAATATGATAGTCCAAATGTACTATTATAACTTGCTTTACCATCAGAAGATCTTCCACGTGAAACTATAATATCAGTATCAACATTAAAACCAACTCCTCTATCAACTAAGGCAATGTTACTTGGTTTTGCTGTTCCTATAACTGGTGTTATAACTTCATTATAATCAACTACACTTCCAAAAAATGTTGGATTATCTTTTACTCTAGCATCCGCTTCAGTTAAATATAATTTTCTATATTTGGAACTCTCTCCATCATCATAATCAAGAAACTTTTCTAAAAGAACATCTTTAGGTCCAGAAATAGTTAATTCTAAGTAAGTATCTGAAGTAGAAGTACTTACTTCTTTTCTATTAACTTTTGAAAATGCTAATGCAGTTATTTTCTGAACATCATTTGGAGTATCATTATCATCTCTTGCAAAAACATACCACAATTCTCCTATAGTATTCTGCCAATTTATATCACTTACTGATGATAAGGTTACTGTTAATGATGTTGAAGCACCTGTACCTAATTGAGCAGCAGGACATGTGACAGTTTCATTATCGGCATATCCAATACCACCGTTACTAATTGCTACTCCTGTAACAGAACCACTAGCAGCGATAGTAACAGTAAGTATTAAACCATTACCTGAACCACCTTCAGGAGTTACTGTATGTGTACCTTCTTGACTTGCAAGTCCTGTGTAAGAACCAGGTGTTACTGAAAGAACAACACCAGCAGCAAGACCTAGATTATTATAAAGTTGAGTATTATTTGAATCAACATCAACATATATTGTTTTAGTTGCAGCATTTATATCAAGAAACTTTCCTCTACGATCTAAAGTTTGTTTGATATCTGTATCTGCCTCACTATTATTCAGTCCAATTGATCCATCATTAAATGTACTACAAAGAAATACATTTGGATATGCAGTAAGATCGGTTCCAGTAGAATTGATTATACCAGCTTGAGCATTTAGTGGTACAGTTCCATATACATTAGTAACATTATAAGTAGGGAGTCCCTGTGTTTTTAAACGAATATCTGCTCTATCAAGAGTCTCTCTTGCTTTATCAATTGGATAATATTTTGTTTCTTTATTAACAATTTCATATCCTTTAATGTATGCTTTACCTGGTCCTACACTGGCTACTAACTTATCATTTGCTTCAGTAGTAGTCAATCCATTAATTTTACCAAAAGAATCAGTAGAGTATACACCTAAATTTCCACCTTGCTTATGATATTCTCTTATATCAAGAGAGAAATTATCAACAATATAATCTCCAGACTCATCATAAGTCCTTCTTGCTAAAGTTTGCTCAAGAAGATTGTAATCTGTTTGTACTATTTGTGATTGTACATTACCCTTTCTTACAGTCAATAACTGTATAAAATTCTTATCAGTTACTTGAGATAAAGAATATTGTATAAGAGTAAGAGATATCTTTAATCTATTAGAACCTGGTGCAGTATAATTGCTAGATCCAATTGAATTATCATATAAAGATTCTTCTTCCTCTGCTGTTATAATACTTTCTTCAATCTTGAAACCAACCTTTGATGAAGGTTTGTCATAATACTTGTCAATAACTAGTAACTGAGAACTATTCCTTACAAAATATCCATTAACAAAGTAAATACCTTCTTCTACCTTAACAGCAGAAGCATATCCCATTGCAGGACTCTCTAACGCTGTTGATGCACCTGTGTCAGGATCAGTAATAGAAATACTAGTAGGAAGTACGCTTCCATCGGTTCCAACCACTAGGAGTGGTGTATTAACGCCATCTACGACCTCTAGGGTCTCACCTTGTCGGAATGTATCCTCATTACCTGCATCACCACTATTAGTATAGTTTACATAAATTACATCTGATGTAGTTTCTGTTGCTACCTCAGTTTCAACTACATTACCAATAACACCAGAAGTTAATCCTTTAAGTTCTTGTCCTTTTAACTGTGATATATCATATTTTTTATAAACAACCTGCCCATCTTGGTTTACAGGTATCTCTGATACAGAAGATAACTTAACATAGTTAAGTTTGGTATTAAGTCCTACTTCTCCAGGTATGACAAGTTCACCTTGTTTAAAGGCATACTTACCAAAACTTTCAATTTGATTTTGCAGGATAGACTGTAACTGGGTTAACTCCCTCGCTTGGATTGAGTATCCAGGGCGAAAGAGCACCTTGTAGAAGTTCTTATCCTGTGAAAAATCATCGTAGTATGGAGCTACATTTAGGTTAGTCTTCTGAGGCATCTCACTTTATCTCTAGTTTTTGGGGATAAGAATCAGAATTCAATTACAAGTTTAATGTCCTCAATCTGATCAGGAGCACGTGTAATCTGTCTTCTATTCTCTATGTATACGATATCCCCAGAGTTAGCAGCGATTTCAGGAGATGCTAAACCTCCAGTAAATCCAATATCAGAAAGAACTGTATTCTGTGCAGTATCAACAGTTCCTGAAGCAGTTGAAGTACCACCAACAACTGCATTAGCAGCATCAGAAGCAAATGCTAACACAACACCAGCATCGGTATGTGTTGTAGGAGATTGGAAATACTTCAAGATACCATTAGTAGAATCCCAAGAAACTACAGTACCTTTAGCAGTACCACCTGTAACTGTCTGTGTAATCGTTTCATCAGCAACATAATCAGCAGTAGCACCATTGATCTTCAATACAGAAGTTCCACGTAATGTACTGTTCGTAGCAAAGTTTGTAGTACCAAAATCAAATGGATCTTGAATAATACCTATTCTACGGAAATCATTATCTACAGGGAAGTCTCCAGAACCTTCAGCATAAGTTAGACGAATATTCGTCATAACTCTCTTAGCAAATAATTCTGCTTCTGCACTAGAACCATGACCACCTTCAGGTGATATAACAACTTCAATTCCACCAACAGCAGTAAATGCAGCAGGGTTAGTTGTTAATCCAGTATCAGTAAATACTGTAGTTGTAGATAGAATAACATTACCATAAGTATATCCACTACCTACAGATTCCATTCCAATAGTAGAAACAGCACCACCAGCAGTTGTTTCAATCTTAACAACAGCACCATTTCCATCACCCTTAACAGGTGTATATAAAGTTGCTGATGCAGGTAATCCAGTAGTTCCTACATTGTTATCTAATGCTATATGAATAGCACCATCAACAGCAGCACCCTCAACAGCAACTCTAGATGCTTCTCCAGCAGCAGCGATGGGGATAAAGTCTGTAGATAAGAAGGAAAGCACGTCACCTGTTGTCAAGGTGTACATATGCTTCCAAACATAGTTACCTGTTGATTCGGTATAAACTCCACCAGCAAATGTACCTGCTCCAGCACTAGGAGAAGAAGTTGGTTCACCGTTGGCAGCAACGTTTACACCAGTTGGGTTAGCAGAACTTTGTCCATTATAAAGACACTTGAAGACTTCATAATTGGAATTCATAACATAGAACTTAGATCCAGGAAGAGTACTTGACCCACCAGTAGAAGGTTGTATACCAATTGCACCACCACCAGCAGGAGTTGCTGAATAGTTTGGACGGTACATATCAAACTTTGGATTAATAGTTGTGTTCCAGTTGTAACGGGGAACAACTAAACGAGCAAAAGTATCAGTAATACGCTTGGCAGCAATCAATTCCTCATAGACATCTTGTTTTTCAGCCTGGTTGTCTATAGGAGTAGGGGGAACTTCCTCAGTAGCGTATCTATACGCTCCAGAAGCAGCAGTAGCACCTGAAGTACCACCAGTGATGGTAGTTCCAAATGCGGGTGTTGTAGTCGCTGTAGGAAGGATTGTAGTAAGTAGTAGACTGTTCGCTTGAACTTCAGATACTACTCCACTCCATCCACCACCACTAACGGTTTCTCCAACAGAAAATGCGGTTGCACTCTGATTGAAGATGTCAAGGTGAGCGTCCCATTTAGTTGAACGTCCCACGAAGAAATACATTCTTGTACGATCAGCAGTTCCTGCGGTTCCTTCACTGAGGGACTCTAGGAATTGCTTCGCATTGAAGATTCTAAATTTTTCTGAAATAATAGCTGCCATTTGCCAAAGCTCGTGATTGTATAGACTGAATCTGGTTTATTTATAATAATTTATAAAGCGTTTCTGAGGTACTCACCTATAGTGTGTGACTCAATAGGAGTATTGTTTACTCCACGAGTGCAACCCAAGAAACGATCATTCATTTTACTTGTGTAAGAAATTTGTTCTCTACCCAATAAAATTGTCCCTGAAGCAGGGAAGTTTGTAGTGTTTGCATACACTGTCTCGTTGGTGGCAAGATAACCACCACCACTTTCATTTGGTAGGTCAGCAGTATCTAGCTGACTAACATAATGATTTATGGAAGGATAACCAATATTAAAGATATAATCATTGGTTGCAACCATACTCTGTGCTTGATCTTCAAAAGTACGTAACTCTAGATCAAACCCCTCAAACTCCTGAATAGTATATGCGGAAACTGATATACCACCAGTAGATAATATATCACCAGTAGTCATGAACTTAGCACCTTCCCACTGAAGGAACCTTGGTCCCAATGTTCCCTGTTCATATACTGTCTGATAGTTGATTCTACGTAAATCAACAAATCCCATATTATATAATGCTTTTTTCTCCATAGGTAGTTGTATACCTCCACCTCCAATAGGATTACCATCACCAGGACTACCATCTGGACGTACTCTTCTGTTACCATACTGATCAATCTCAATAACAGGTAATCTTACTTGAACAATAGTTTCAGTTTCAAGTTCTAAAGTTATTTGTTTCTCAACAACACTTGGAGCAGGTATAGATGCTATTACTGGTGGATAATAAGTATGTATTTGTTGAGTAATAGGTTTAATATCTACACCAGATGAAGTTTGTATAATAGCAGTAATCTTCTGCTTAAATCCTTCTGGAGTAGTAATTGCCATATTAAGGTTACCCAACCCAGGACCAACCTCAACACCCTTGAATCTAGTAACTTCTGAATAAACAGCAACAGGAGATGGATATACAATACTAGGATTGAATTTTAAAGTAAATGTACTCGCAATTTTCCTACCACGCTGTTTAATGATCTTATATTGCCTTGCTGTAACAATCTTTGGTTCTTGTGTATAACCACTACCAGCATTAGTTAATACAATATCAATAATATGACCATCAGAAACTATTACTTCTGCTGTTGCCCCACCACCATTTTGATCAACAGGTATAAAATGTAGTACAGGTGTACTATCGTAACCATAAGCAGTTGATCCTTTAGTAACCTTCCATTCAGATTCTATAAGTTCTATGGTTGCTCTATTCCATGAAATAGAAGAAACCTTACCACCATCAATTTCACATGTTGCACTAAGTCCAACACCCCTTGTGTCACCTGCATAATTGGTTGTGATAATTGTCCCAAAGAAATTAGTGGACACTTCATCTTGTGGCACATAGGTCTTAGGATTTACATACCTAGGTAATCCATTAATTGTTCTGTAGTCATCTTCACCATCAATCTTAACTATATCACCATCATTTACATTTGATAATAGTCTATTCCTTACATAGAAAGCTTCATCTGCTCTTGGAGTACCATATAACCACCTAGCAGAATTTCTCTGCATTCTATAGTTCTGATCACTGTCTCTAACAACTGCTATGGTAGTAGTTACACCAGTAAGTTCGTACTCATCAGCAAAATCAGAAGATCTAGCAAAGAAAATACTAGAACCATCTAAATCTGGATTATTACCAACCAAAGTAATAATTAACTTCTGATCTGTAGTTGTATAAGTCTTAACATTACCAAGCATACGCTTAGTTCCACCAATCTTTTGGTATGCTACTTGGAAATAATCATATGATAAACCATACCAATCTCTCCAAGCACCAAAAGTATTAGGAGAACCTGCATCACAAGTAAGAATAATTTCATTAAAGTATTGTCCTGCTTCAAAATCATATAAAGTCATAGCAGGATCAATATCTCTACCATAAAGAATGATAATCTCTACATTGTTTCCTTTCTTTATCTTCTTATTAAATGTAATAGCAGGTCCAACAATATTGTAAGAATCCTCTTCTCTTTGTAAGACACCATCAATAAAGACCATTGCAAGTCTTGTATCATTTATTATTTTTACTTTTTTATCTGGATCCAATATCAAGTAAGGTCCAGCAGAATCTGCTTCTGTAATAGAACATCTAAGATAACTACCAATACCATGACCAAAGAACTTCTCAACTGCTAATGGTTCCTGAAGAGTCTTTGTATTCTCTGTTTGATTCCATATAGGTGCTGTATCAAATATAATTTTATTGGGAACCGCAGTTCTATCAATTGTATATGCAGGATTGTGTTGCAATACTCCACTTAATGCAATAAACAAATCTTCGTTAACCTGTGTGTCAACACCAGTTCCATCTTCATAATAAAGATCAAATATTTTATTTTCTCCATCAAAATAATCAGGATTAGTTAATGTAGCAGAGTTTTCTCCATTAGTTAATATTAATGCTAGGACATTAGATAATGTATCTAAAGCGGAAAGAACATCAGCACACTTATTTACAGGATTATCCTGTAAGATATGAGTATTCTCATATCCATCTTCTAATTCATTATTAACTGCTTTCTTAGCAAGACCGACAGCATATTGATATGCTTCTACTGCTGCTTCTAATTCGGAAGTCTTATCACCTGTTGCTGCATCAGTAAGAATTCCAGTTCCAGTTAAAGAAGAAAGAACACCACCAGTATAATACTTCTTACCAGCAGATACTGTCTTCCAGTTTCCACCAAATCTTATATCATGTGACCATGCATCTAAAATTTGACCTATATCCCTAGAACATTTACCTTCTGTAACATTCCAAGGTAACTCAGGATATTTAGATTTTATATGAGCAATAGTCTTATCTACTATAGTACTCCTATTACGTTCAATCTGATTAGCAGAGTCAATCCATCTACCACTTCTTTGGAATATGTTCTTAATCTTTTTAAGATGCTTTTGATTTAAAGTATTATCCTTAAATTGGAAATATCTTCCATAGAAAGCAACACTAGGAATAGATTGACCACCCTTAACTCTTGATCCAAGAGGAGGTTGTGCAAAGGTTATCTTATCTTCATTAACAGTATAAGATATACCTGGTTCTTGTAATATACCATCAAGAGTAATTACAAGAGCTTGTTCATTATATGGTCTAATAGAGTTTCCATTAGCATCAACCATATTGAATAATGTTCTTCCTTCTAGATTTCCTTTGTTTGTCAATCCACCATCAAAAGGAAGATTTAGGAATACATTACCAGCAGTAATCTCAGCAGTATTGATAGCATCTATAGAAATAGATCCAACACCCTTTTCCACTATAGTTGGTTGAACAGTTACAATACTTTGAGTTAACTGTCTTCTAGTACTTTCTACAGTAATCTTATTAACTGATGGATCCCATAGTTGTATAACACTAGTCTTAGAAGAGACAGTATCACTACTCATCTTAACTTCAGCAGAACTATTAATAAGCACTTCTCCAAATAATTGGAATCCTGCTGGATGAGTAGTTTCCTTAATTAATTTTCTCCATACATCAATGGAGGTTTCTGATTTAATTGTGTATGAGTAATCTTGATAATAATAAGAATCTGTGATCCTTTGATTGGAATCACCAATCTTACCACTATCAGATTTGTAATACCCCATATTATCAAAATATGTTTTAATAACAGGAGAATACTCTGTATATGAAATACTTAAGACATTAGCAGTATTATTCTTAGCAAGTCCTTTAATTTCTTTATCTTTTCTTAAGATTCCTTGTATTCTATCAACAACTAGAATATTAGATCCACTTATCCAAGAAGTTACTCTTGCCCTTGCAACCTCAACAGAACCAGATTTTTGAACTATCGTCTCACCAATACTAAAAGCATCTTTATTAAAATTGGATAAAATAAGAATGTAATTGGAAGTGAAAGTTGAACTTAATGTATTATCATTATGATAAGATCCACCATTATTGATTATCTTTATATTCCTAGGTGTACCAATATCAGTACTTGATAAGAAACATTCTACATTTTTATCAAGTACTCCATCTACATCAAATATTCCTGTTACAATAGGAATCCTTTTATAATCAACTCCAATACTAGTAATTTTAACAGAATTTATTTCACCAACAGATGTTAATGATTTAGAAACATATTTGATTGATCCACTGCCATCATTAGTAGCTACTATACCAGTTGAATAAAGAATTTTTGTTGGTGTAACATATATTACACTTTTTGTTCCCTGTAAAGGATCGTTGATAACATTTAAATAAGAATTTTCAGAATCAACTACACCATCTCTATCATAGTAATAGTATTTGATATATGGTGATGGTTTTCTCTCATCATAAACATTTGTTGTTGTTCTAGATCCATAACCCAATTTTAATTCAACAATATTATTTTGCTCTGTTTTTTCTGGTGTAACTAAATTGAAATTAATACTAGGTGATATATCAAACCCAACACCTGCCATTGATGTATGACTTATATCAAATTTATATTTGTAATACTTTTTAATATCAATCTGTTTATTTCTTTCGCCATCAATTTCAAAATAATAATTTGCATTAGTAATACTTGAAATTTCTACAAGTCTCTTATCTCCATTAGCGTCTGGTTTATCAAAGAAAGTAGAACTCAAAGAAAGTTCATTTATAGTAGATAACGTTTCGTTAGTATCCCAAGATATAACCAATTTATGAGTATCTGAATCATAAGAAACTACAGAACCATCTTCAACTCCAAATCCTACAGGCAATCCATATCCACCACCATATAAAGTAACAGAAGCACCATTAAAATGATTTACTGCTACTGTGTTCTTTTGACCTCTTTGAACGGTAAAAACATTTGATGCTCTAGACTGAACTAATACAATCTCATCACCAACATTTAAATAATCTCCTTGTTTTATAGCATTACCATTATCAATAACCAATTTTGTGTTATCTGATGCAAATCCAACATGATCAACACGAACTAGTAATTCAGCAGTATTTACATTAGATTTAAATACAACATTAGTGCCTATACTAAGTTCATCTCCTATTAAATAACCAGTTCCTTTATCAGTTATCTGTATATCATAAACTATATTATCTGATGAAACTTTAATTGTACCTTTTGCACCTGATCCTTTTCCACCAATCAAGTTTACATTGGTATATTCACCTTGTGTATAATCAGCACCTCCATTTAATATAGATATTTTACCTATTCCATCATCAGTGAGAACCCTTGCTATGACAGGGTTTTTAAGGACTACATCTTGATATATTTTTTTCTTTACAATATATGTTGTAGTAGTGTTTGCATCATCAGGATCAATATCAATATCAATTGATTCTCCAACACCAACACCATGAGAATTATCTGTAGTTAATAATGCTACATTATCTGTTATATTAAAGATCGGCAAATTTTCACTTAAATTTGCAATAGATACAATTTTTGCTCCAGGAGTGTTTAACAAATTGGAACTGGTTAAGAAATAAGTCCCATCAACAACAAAACCAGTATCTGTAACCTTTACCTTTACTGTATTTTGTGCAGATGTTGATTCTAATATCTCTCCAGCAGCAATAGGAGCATTTACCCCATCACTTAAAGAAAGAATAGCACCCTTTGTATAAGTAACATTTATATCAAGTATCAATGATAAGACTTTAGTACTTGATGATAGTACATCAGTACTATTAATAGTACCTGAGACATTTTCTATAGCAAAGTTCCTTCCTGAAAATACATTACCAACTATCTTACCATTAGCACCAGTTACACCCTGAGTAATAGTATCACCATCAAATAGGTAAGCAGTACTAGAAAGGTCTACATACAAGACCTTAGATTGCTGAGAATCTATTGATGTTACAGTCTTACCCTTCACAGAGTCTACTTCACCAGAAGCACCATACCCTCCAGTATTACTATCATCTATTGATAATTTACAACCAACAGAAAAATTATTACCACTATTTGTTATTAAAGCTGAAGATACACTTCCTCTATTTGTATCTTCAATCTTAGCTATAGTTAAATCACCATTATTATCAATATCCGATGTTCTTAATCTCTTTGCTTTCTTTGGAATATCTGTCTGTGATATTGAAGAATTGCAATTAGAGTCTAAAGGAAGTGAATAATAATTAACTCCTATAATATAAGGAAATACTGGTTTATCTAAACCATCAACGGTAACAAAATATGCATATGTACCATTAGGATATTCTGGTGTTACACAATACCTTCCATTATTAGCATCTAGATGACCACTTTCATCCTCATAAACATAATCATTAATATAGGTTCCAATAGGATCACTAGGACCACCATCTCTAGAAGTAAGAGCAGTATAACTAGAATGCATTCTAACAATATCAGAACCTACATCTAGTGGGTTTTCATAACCATAAGCACCATATATGGGATTGCCATCATAAGCAAACCCTAAGATAGGTGAGTGAGTAGACCCAGTATCATTTGCTCTTAATGTAGTAGGAGAAGCATAATAGGCATATCCAGTTCCCATTTCAGGTGAGAAGTTTTTAAAGAAATAACCATTATCAGAATCAAGGTTGTTTACATTCTTGAAATACCTATCCTTTCTCCATTCCTTAATTGTGGCAATAGCGGTTGCACTAGATCCAACAGGAATTACTTGTAATGATATATTATTCTGTGTGTAAAGACTTCCTCCATTGTTTTTAACAAACCCAGTGATTTCTCCTATATTTGATACTTCAGCAGTAAAATCTGCAAACCTTCCTTTTCCTGCACCATCAATTATTCTAATAATGGGTGGTGATGAATAATACTCACCAGGATGATTAATTGTAATACTTGTTACTTCACCTGCTGTAACAACTGGTGTTAGAAGAGCACCTCTACCAGATAAAATTTCAACAGTAGGATTCTCCGTATAATTACCAACATCTTCAATACGTATAGATTCAACAACTTGTCCAGCAAGTTTAGCAGTTGCTTTGTTTGGAAGACCATTAACTAATACAAATGGTGCTTTACTATAACCATTTCCTCTATTACCTACAGTAATTTTTTGTAGGGGACCATTATAAACTACATCTTCATCCTTATAACCTACAAAAGGTACGCCATTAATTGCAATACCAATATCCCTATACTTAGTCTCATATGTCTCAGTAATTGAGATAGCATCTTTTCGTATTATCTTTAATAATTTTTGATCTTGTAAATCTGTAGGTGGTGTTCCTGTTCCAATATCATGTGATGGAAATCCTGAAGAAGCAATGTAATATCCTTCACCATCTTGATATATTGCTGAAACATTAGAAGGTAAATCTGCAACACTAGCAATTTGGGGATCTGTACTGCTGAATATCCATCTTGTGTTATTTTGTGCATCAACGATCTTTACATCATTTGTAATAAAACCAGGTTTTGATATTTCAATAACATCATTTGGATTTGAATATGGTACTTTTACAGTAGGTTCTACATTATAGAGAACACCATAAACTAATAGATCAACATCATCAGTACCAACATTAGCTCCATATGTTACAGAAGTACCAATTGGGTAAGTTCCAGTGCCTGACCTAGTTTTTATTACGAATTGATTTATATTTTTATTTTCATATGTTATGGTTTCCCCACCTATATTGAATTCTCCTTTAGAATCCCATGCAATTGTGGAAAAAACATTAACTCTACCACCAATACCAAGAGAATTATTAAGTTCTTTAGTTATTTTTGTCCTTGAAGCAATCTTAAACTCACCATTTACAGTTGCTTCATTAAGAATAATCTCATATAACTCTTCACCATCAAATTTACCAGAATATCTAACATTATCAACTACAGCAGATGCATAAGAACCTTCAATATCCTGTACTATCTTCTTACCAATTAAATTTGTTGGTGTTCCCGAAACAACTTTTACCTTAAGTGAATATGACTGTATCCAATTAGATTCTGAAGGTTTTAAAGTAAACTCTCTTGGGTATGCAACTTCAGGATCTGTTCCACCAAGATCAACTAAACACTTAAATATAAATTTAATTGAATTGTCTGTTCCCTTTGATTGGTAAAAAGAACTAATATTTTTAATAAGAGTTCTCTTGTCTACATTACCTTTTAAATACTCTTCTGGAAAATCAGACAGATACTGCTTTTCAAAACTTTTTATAAATGCATATAAGAATAGATTACTGATATTACTTACTGTAGATCCATCTACATGACTTGCAGATTGTGTAGTAATAAAAGTACTTTTCTCGTAAAGATCACCTAAAGTACTATTACCACTTACTCCACGACTAACTTCTAAAAATTCTGTATTTGTCCTACTAGTATAGAAACATATTTCATCATCTATTTGAATATATCCACCTTGCTCTGGAAATGAAGTAGCATCATCTACAACAATAGTAGTATCTGAATCAAGAACCAATCCATTTAATGTAGTACTTTGTACTAATAGATTTTTTTCATAAAAATCAATATCACGATATGTTGCAAGATTGTTGACAATATCTAATGGTTGTCCTTGAATCTCTAACTGCTCATAATACTTTTGTACAAACTTACTAAAAAGTTCATACTCTTCGTTAATAAAATCAGGTAATTGAGACTCAATTAAAGTTGAGACTTTATTCGCAGATTTAGGCACTACTCTTTATACGCAACGAATTTACTATTTGACACATCTACATCCAAATATGCCTCACGTTTTACTTCAATATCTTTATTAGCAGGTTTGACTCGCAATTCAACACGATTATCAGAAAAACTACTTTTTAGAATAGTGAAATCATAAAGTTGTATTTCACCTTTAGTATAATCAACAGTTCCTATTGAATCATTCAATAGAACCTTTTCACCACTCAAGGAATCTAATCTATATAGGACTATTTTCCCATTTCTATCTTCTAGGTATGATGTATAATTAGGATACTCAAAGACTGTCATACCAGTAGATGAAACTACAGGATTATCACAATCTATAAAGAAAGGATTTTGATAACACACTTCATAATATGAGGATGAATTTATTTGTGCTATAAAATCTTTCCTTATAGTAATGTTAGTATCATTTGAATTGATAGAACGATCTGCATTATCAATAACACTAATAAATTTACTATATCTAAATTTACCATTAAATTTTTCTGTGCCAGAAGATAATAGATATTGCTGAACTCCAGTAGCAGCCTTTGCTGCCATCTCAGCAGGAAGTAACTTACTCTTTGTGGAATTGTAGTATATCTTACTATTCAACTCAACATATAAAATAGATGGATCAACAAATTCTGGTTTAATTGAAGCAACAGTATACTTCTTCAGTTCATTTGTTAATTCATTCTTAGTAAAAGATGATATTGATGGTGCATCTGTTGGTTTAATTGAAAGGAATACCTTACCATATGCAGGTGGTACTTGGTCTTCACCACCAAATACAATAATATCACTCACTGATGGATATATGTTTCTAACAATAGAAGCAAAGTCATTTGAAGTCACTGCTCTATTTTGAGATCCGTAGAACTTAGGAGCATTATATTTGATATTATCAATACTCTCAATGTCTGCTCCACCAAGTGCATTCTGTATGACTGTCAATTCTGTTACATTATATGGTATTTGTATCAATGAATTGCTTTCATTGACAATAGTTCCATTAAATCTAAAAGTTGATGCTCCATTGGTAACGTTACCATTTGTTACAACTGCACTTAATTCAACAACTTGATTATCCTCAAGTTTTTTCCCTAATACACCATCACCAAAGAAGATTTCGTATTTCTCATCTTCTATTTCATTTACAAAATATACCTTATCATCTGAAGTGACATCTAATATATTATTTGCTTTGATGTACAGTTCAGATTCTGTTGAATTAATAGATTCATAAACCCTTACCTTAAGTGTACTAATATCAGTAGAAGGGTTATCAATAATAAATCTTTGATTGCTTGCACTAGAATCAACAGTTGTCAATGAGGTTATAAGAGATCCTTCGTAAATAGGTAAATTAGCAAACGATACAGTACCATTAGTAACAATCTCTTTATAATCTTCTGTTACAATAAAACGATATAAACTACCATCATAGTTAGTAAGAAATCCACTACCTGCTTTTATAGTGACAGATACAGGAGAACTATTACTAAATGTAAGACTTAAGTTAACTGCTGCCTTAGGTGCAGTCTTTGATTTGGGAGAATACCCCAGTTGCTTTGCTAGAGAGACTACGTTATCCCTTAGAGACGCTGAATCAAGGAATAGTTCATTCACTACCATATTGGTATTGAACGCTGTGTAGTACGTATTATACGCCAATACATCTAACAGTTGACTTATAGCAGATCCTTCAAAATCATAGTCAGTGAAGTCTGTTTGTGCTCTCATATAGTCTTTGAGAGCTGTCTTGATATCAATAAAGTCTAAGTTGTTTAACTGGGTGTATGGCATTATCTCGTCCTAGCTAGGAAGAACTGTATATTGGATGGTGGTGTGTCTACACCCTTTAATGTATATGTCATCTCAACATCAAAACCATTATCATTGAAATTTGGTATACATCTCAAATCTTCAATAATAACTCTAGGTTCGTAAGTTGATATTGTTGATTCTATATTTCTTTTGACTTGTGCAGCAGTAGCATAATCCAATGGTTCAAATAAGAATTTCCTTATATTTGAACCGTATTCAGGATTAAATACTTTTTCTCCTTTATTTGTCAATAGCAAATTTACTATTGCCTGTTTAACAGCAGAAGCATCCCTACTAACAACTAAGTCATTAGTAACGGGATGCTTTTTAAAAGTAATATTGATGTCCTTAAAGGACAGTGCTTCCACCATTTACTGACAATATACAAAGTCAGTAGTTATTTAGACAGTTTATACAGCGTATTGATATCCGTTCTTACTCACTACCTCAGTCTCTGCAATATTAAATGCCAAAGTTATTCTTTCCTTATCTTCTTGAAATGGCATTACACAGTGTACTATATCACTAGGGAACATAATCATAGTTCCATTCTTGCCTTCATACTCACAACCAAGATCAAAGAATTTAGTTGGGTGATTATGATTCTTGTAATAGATCACACCTGATACAAACCCTGAATGATTATGCGGAGGATTGTCATCTCCTTTATATGCAAAGTTAGTCCATAGGTCATATTTGTCAAAATAACCAGGCCAATTCTTCAATTTGAACTCACGGAGATTTCTTCCTTTCCCCCAATGCTCATGCGTTAATCTTAATACCCATGCCAACCAAAAAGAATCTTCAATCAAACGTGCAGGTACACCACATTGATATGAATTATGCTTTCTTCCATCACTAGAAAGATATCCAACATTCTCATGTGCTCGTATATCTGCTAATGGGTGGTTCTTCACATTGATACTACAATCAACCCAATAATCAATTTCTTCTTGTATAGATTCAGGAATATCAAATATTAATATATTATCCCTTAATTTTTTCATACTTTATAAAAGGTATATTTTAAAAACAATTCTTCACCCTTCTTGATATCCTTAATCGTCTTCATATAGTAAATTTTACCCCATCCTTGATCATCCGACCATTTAACACAATTGGGGTCTTCAGAGTGATTTACGAACCCTCCTAGAGGTGTTCTCATTATCTCGTCATCCACTACCACGTGGGATACGCCAAGATACATCATAGCAGGTATGTCTTCTTTCGCAAAAAGACCTTGACCTGCTATGGAACTATCCTTTACATGTAATTCATTGGGTAAAGCTTGATACATCATATTTTTTCGGAGATTTGGTCGGAGTCCACGCCATTTTTAATTACCCTGTCCTCTGTACCTCTTTTTACGCCCATTTCGTGCTGTCGCACTAAGCTTCGTATTCTGCGAATTACCTTGACGTGTCTTTTTAGGTTTTGGTGGTGTGTGATCACCATTACTGGAATATAATGCCATAAGATTAAATAACTCTCTATATTATATCACACTCCACCAGTTCCTGCAAGTACTGTGAGGGATGATGAAGCAATTACTCCAACACCTGATCCAGGAGCAATAGTGTCACCAAGTACTGAGATAGGTTTCTTACCTACAAGAACACTCGGAACACCTGGTCCAATTATGGGTTTGGTAAGGGAAACACAAACAGGGGGTATACCTGATAGGTAGGGTGCTGTTAGATCACCCAATCTTGCACAAGGTTTACCTTCTACCAATACAGTCAACTCACCAGGTGGAGCAATTGCTGTTGCTGGTTGACATAGATCATTCGTAGTTACTACATCACCTACTCGTGTTACTCCGCCTGGCATTGCTTTAACTCCTCTACTGTATTATGTAGATAGTCAAGTGTCTCAACTATACTCTGATGGTTCTGTGATGCTGGTGGACGGTACATCAATCGGGGTTTCTCCAATGAGGAGATCTTCTGTTCCATTACCGCCAACCTCTCGGACAACTGTTGGAGTAACTCGTTGCACTTCTGCATTGTCAATTGGTTGTCTACTGTCATTATCTTGTCCTGAAAATCGCTTTGCTGCTCCTAGTTCAAACTGATCACAAAATTGCTCAAAGTTTGCAAGGATCTCGTTGTAATTATTATTAGGATCCATATTTAATACCTGATGGGGATTCGGGCGGACCATCGTGTGTAAACTTCGGAAACCTTGTCTGTGTTTCCAATTCGTTTAACCGATTCTCTAATTCACTTAGTTTAATCGCCACGTTCTCTAAGGCATCCACAATTCTTCCGATTTGCTTGTCGTGTACCACTACTGCGTACTTTGGATTCTCTAAGAGTTGTTGGTGGGCAATTTCGTCAGGACTTTCTGCTTTCACGTCCACTATGTCGGTATTTGGAGCCATAATTTTAAATGCTTTATTGGGTTCGTCTTTTTTGACCATTTTTTTGCTGGAAAAATTTTTTCAAAATCAAGGTTTTGAATTTTCAATTTGGTAGAAATATTTATATGTCGTTGGGATACTTTTGTAGACTTGGATATCGTTAGGAGTCCCACTCGGCATCACCCCACGCACCGCACCCAACAAAAAACCCTGTCATTTCGGACAGGGTGTGTTAGACTGTTAGAAGCGAGGGTCGCCCAAGTCATCCATCACGTCTTGAAGGAAATTGACTGGACTGACCTCACGGGTTTCAGGTTGAATACCTGATACATGACGCTCATGCTCCTCAGTCATTTGTCTGAGGATGGATGCCATTGCTGCGATGACGGCAGGGTCACGGCGAGCAGCAGCGTTAGTCAAGAAAATGTTTTTCATACTCTTATTATAGAGGATGTGGGTGAGTGAATCAAGTGAGCGTTACACTTTGTAACTGTCTCTTGATTAGGACGCTTGCCCAGTCACGGGTGCTATATGGAATTGTGACTTGCTTGCTTGTATTCTCATGAGAATAAATGTGGTGCTTGCCGCCATGACGTGTAAGCACCCAACCCAAAGACTTAGCAAGTTTTGCAAGTTGTTTACTAGTCATGCTAGTTCACATCTAATACCAGCACCTTGATAGAATGCCAGCATGTCCAACGCTTTAGACTTAGAGGAGAATGTGATAATTCTCCCGTGGCGTTGGTCGTTGGGTGTCCAGTAGCGAATGCTCATTTAAATAAATGCGTTGTGGGTTTGTACTTGAGAGATTAGAACACTGTCTTGCCTGAACTGTTTCTTATACGCCGCAGCGATACAGTTCAAACTCAGCATGTGCTCATCCACTTCTGAATCTGCACACTCAAGATAAAATATCTTGGTTTGCTCCAGTTCGCCTTTCCAGAGACCTTCGCCATCTATGAAAGTGCCATACTCAAAATGTGGCATGATCTCACGCTTAATAAACGTGTTCATCATGTGGTCGGTAACAGTGCCATTGTCGGGGATGTTCCTGCCCATGATTAGTTCAAGTCGTTTCATAAGAATTTCTTGAGTACATACACAGTATAGCAAGAAGGCAAGGAAAAAAAGCATGATGTGGTCCAGTTTGTAAATTGGTTGTGGTCTTACAGTTCTTTAGCAGATGTCTTGAGTACGATCACCACGTTCAATACACGGTCATTTAAGATCCTTCTCATCAGGGATGCCAAAGAGATCATGCCACGGGATTACATCCCGTTTAGAAATTCATGCAAGTCATCAACGTATTCCTGGTAGGTTGCGTTGGGATACCTGTTAAGGTAAAATTGAGGCACTTGCTTTTTTGGTTTGAGATCATGGACCTCTTGAAGTGTGTATGTTTTTTGCATACATGTATAATAACAAAAAATAGCACCCCGTAGGGTGCTAGTGTGTCAGTTCAAGAACTGGTTGCGTTTAAAAAAAATCAGGCTGCCGATAGTACAAAAATACTCTATGATGAAGAGCAGGGAAATGTGATGGACTCGTTAACATTTAGTGAGTAAGTATGAGTTGAATTGTTATCATCAACTGGTGTAGCATCTAAGTTATCAATTAACTCTTGTAATACTACATCACACATTGTACATTCAATCTCTTCAAATATCTCGTGTTGATTATACTTTTCATAATCTTGTAGAAGAGTTTGATGTACAAATTGCTCCATAGATTTCCAATCCATACTATCACAAATTAACTCAACATATGCATCCTTAAGTTCATCTAACTGTTCATTGGTTAAGTTATACTTAGGCATGTAATCTTGCCTCCTTTTGTGTTACTAACTCAGCGACAATATCAAAGAGTTCGTAGTAACTAACTCCCTCCCATTCTGTCCAGTCTGATACATAATCAGTCATGGAAATATCCACACTATTATCAACAAATGTTGGTGCAGATTTCAATTGATTGTTCTTACCGAACCAGAAAGTTCGTCCAAAGTGTTCTGATTGTACCATGTTA